CTGCTGCTTGTGGTGCTGCTGCTGCGGCATTGGCTTCGGCTAGACTGTCATCTCCTGATTGCACATTAATTGCTTGACCTTGATTGGCACTCGCTTGGCCTTCTCGTAATGTTTTTATTAATTTTTCATTTTGATTTGATATAAAACTTTTATTTAAAAATATTTCATCCGAAACGGTGAATGAGTCAGGGTTATCTGAATGTAAATCTCTAATACTGGTAATCCAAGTTTGTATCTTTGCTATATTATCTGCCATCTAATATATAAAAGAGAAATAAATTTAAAATTTAAACATAATTATTCTACAGTTACACATTTTGCTAAATTTCTCGGCTGGTCTACATTACATCCTCTACCTAAAGCAATATAATATGATATTAGTTGAAGTGGGATTGTAGTTAAAAATGGATATAAAATTTCGTCAATATCTGGTACTTTTAATACGTTTTCCTTAAATTCTTGGTTAGATTTATTAGTTATAATTATAATCGACCCACCTCTAGCTTTAACTTCTTCTAAATTAGTTTTTACTTTTTCATATATTTTGTCTTGGGTACAAATAATGACTACAGGCATCATTCTATCAATTAATGCTATAGGTCCATGTTTCATTTCGCTGGCAGAATATCCTTCGGCGTGAATATACGATATTTCTTTTAATTTTAAAGCCCCCTCTAAAGCTATTGGATAATTGTAGCCTCTTCCTAAAAATAAAAAATTATTTGCAAATTTATAAATTTTAGCTAAATCTTTGCATTCGGTTTCTAAATCAGATATAGTTTTTTCAACTAAATCTGGTAATCTAAACATATCTTCAATAATTTTCTGAACTTTATCTAAATTTATTTTTTTGTTAATTGCTAATTTCAAAGCCAATAAATATAATACACCTATTTGAGCCGTAAATGCTTTTGTACTTGCTACACCAATTTCTGGTCCGATATGTAAATAAATTCCGCCATGACTTTCTCTAGAAATACTTGAACCTACTATATTACAAATTCCAATTGTTAGTAATTCTTTACTTTTACATAATCGCAAAGCCTCTAAAGTATCTTTGGTTTCACCACTTTGTGAAATAAATAAACCAATAGTACCTTCTGGTAAAGAAAGTTTTCGATATCTAAATTCACTGGCTTGTTCAACCAATACCGAAATGTCTGCTAATTCTTCAATAATATATTTCGCTAAATATGCCGAATGGAGTGATGTTCCACATGCACATATTAAAATATGTTTTGCCTTAGTTAAAATATCTATAATCGGTATATTATGGTACAACGTTTCTAATCCACCCAGTTTTATAGAGTAATTAGCTTCGTCTTTTATAATCCTACCTCTAAAACAATCGTTTAAGGATTGTTTTTGTTTCATTATTTCTTTCAACATAAAATGAGAAAAAGTCTCTTTCTCTAATTCTATTAGGTCAATTTCAATCTTTTGAAATTCTAATTTAATATTTAGATTATTAGTAAAATTATGAATCTTAATACAATCTTTCATATTTTTTTGGATACAATCTATTTGCGCGATTTCATTATCATTTAAATAAAGAACATCCTTCGTATACTCAGCAAAAGAATAGTAATCACTACTAATAAAAAAAGAGTCTTTACTCATGCCTATAGATATAGGGCTTCCTTTTTTAGCAATAAACATTTTATTTGGATAGTTGTTATTTATAATTAATATTCCAAATGCACCGGTGACTAATTTAAGAGCTATAGATAAATTAGAAACAAAATCAGATTCAGGATTTTTTTTATTAATATAATGAATAAAATTTACTAATACCTCGGAATCAGTCTCACTTTTAAAATGATAACCAAGATTTATTAATTTTTTTTTTAAATACTCATAATTTTCAATCACCCCATTATGAACTAATGCTATAGAATTATCCATTGATAAATGTGGATGTGAATTAACATCGGATGGTTTACCATGAGTTGCCCATCTGGTATGCGAAATAAACATATTAGATTCAAAATCATCCTTAAATCTTTCTAAATTATTGATTTTCCCCTTTTTCTTTAAGTATTCTATATTACTATTCATCATATATGCTACACCAGCAGAGTCATATCCTCTATATTCTAGTTTTTTTAAAGCCTTAACACAGTCTTTAAACTTAAAATTATGTTTTGACAAAATACCAAAAATACCACACATTTTTATATATTACTATATCAAAAAAAACTTAAAAATATATCTTTATTATAAAATTAAATATAAATACAAATGAATAAATTAGTGGAAGTGAATACACTTAAAGAATATCATAATTGGTTTAATTCAAATCCAAATAATTTTATTATTATTTATTTGTATTCTAATTTATGTGATACATGTAAAAATTTGGAACCTAAATTAGAAAAATTAGTCTACGATAATAATAATAATATTATTTTTTTAAAAATAAGTGAAGATAATAATGATTTAATCAAATATTTGGATGTTACAACTTATCCGGTCTTTAGAATTTATAAAAGTGCATCATTAATTCAAGAAATTTTTGGTACATATGATAATATAATTGAAATTTTAAAAAATTTCATTTCAGAGAAAAATATTAATTTTTTTTCATAAATAGTAAATTTTTATTAACTATGTGATTTTTATTTGAATTTTCATAATATGTACTTTGATATATAATAGACATAATAATTAAAGCTAGTAAAATAGCTAATAAAAATAAAATAAAATCCCTATATCCATTCATAATATTTATCAATATAAAAATATTACATAATTACAATGATAAAATTACTACTAATATGTGTATTAATAATACTAATAATCATATTTACCAGATATACATTGTTATATATACCAAAAAATAATAGTATAGAATTTTTGTCTGCTATTAAAGGACAAAAATATTTATTAAATGATGATTACTTTAGTAAGTTTAATAAAAATGATATTATTTCGCGTAATCTAAAAGAATCTAAATCAGAAATAAAAATATTTTATAGTCAAAATATATTATCATTTAATAATAAAGATAAAAACTCTATAAATTGGATTATTAACCTATTAAAAAGTAAATTAGGTAATATTATCTTTATTAAAAAATGGGGATTTATTAAGGTTACTAATAAAATAGAAAATGGTTATCCACATACTAGAAATCTATACATTGTACTATCAGAATCTATTTTAAATAATATAAATGATTTATATAATAATAATAGTATTTATATGGCTCTTAAAAATATAGGTTCGTTATTTATTCATGAAAATGTGCATGTGTATCAAAAAATGTATCCTAAAATATTTGAAAATTTATACACACAATATTGGAATTTTACTAAAGTAAATTTTATAGAAAATTCTAATAAATATATAAATAATAATAGAACTAACCCTGATGGATTAGATGTTAATTGGATATTTAATAATGAAATATGGATTTTAAGTTTATATAATGATGATAAAAAAATGAATAATGTTAGATATGTAGGTATTTATTTAGATAGACTAAATAATGGTTTATATAGTGTTCCAAAATATCCTAAAATGATTGATATATTAAATATTAGTAATTTTAAGAACTTTTTTAATATAGAACATAATCTTTATCACCCAAATGAGATATGTGCGGAGATATTTTCTATATTTTATTTATTTAAAATGGGATTATCTAAATTTAATTTAGAAATTGAAGCATTTAAAAAATTTAGTTTATGGTATTATAACCATAAATCATATTTTGAATGATTTAAAAAAATTGATAATATAATATTTTATATTCTTATAGTAAATATGGAAACTGAGTATCCACCAAAAACAACACATGATTTTAAAAAAATTAAGTTAAATAATATATCCGATACATGCCATATTAATTCCAATAAAAATGATATTAAAAATAGTTCACAAGACAATTCTAAACAAAAAAAAAAGAAACGTTGTTTTTTCAAGGGTTGTAAAAAAAAAATTACATTATTAGATTTTTCATGCAAATGCGAACATATATTTTGTAGAGTTCATCGGATGCCAGAAAACCATGATTGTTCTTTTGATCATAAACAAGAGGCATTGAATAACTTATCCAAAAAATTAGTTAAAGTAGTCGCTGATAAAATAGTTTCTATATAATTATTTGGCATTAGTCTTTTTAAATTTATTATTTGGAATACAATAGTATCCACAAAAATTTTTGTAATTTATACCATCCTTCTTTTTTTTTTTATTGTAATTTCTATCTGCTAAATGTGGTGCCCAAATTGCTTTTCCACTTGCATCCACATTTTCTATTTCCAGAATACCGGGTTTATGACTAAATCGTCCATTACTATCTTGTCTATAAAAATGGAATGTGTGACCGTCAGATTTTTTGGGTGTTCCTGGGTCTACTACAATAGCCCCTTTATAGTACCTATTTGGGCAGGGTGCATCAAAATTTGTAGGTGTAATTAAGTTTTCAGAACCTTCTTGATTATCTTGATTAACCTTATACACCATATCTTCACAGGTATATCGGTTTGATATTTTTTTAAATTTAGGTTCATTTATTTTATCATGATAATATGCCCAATCACCTGGTTGAGGTCTTAAATCGCCACAATCTTCTATACGGTCACTATTATATTTAGCGCCCTTAGGACATTTTTTATTATCTTTCTTTTCTAAACATTTACTTCTACACTCTTTCTTAATTTCTTCTATTTGGTCATCTAAAAAATATGTATAACAATTGTGAGAATCTTTTACATATCTATTAGACCAATAATGAGGGTCCCATTTAGGTTCATTTGAATTTATAGGATTTTGTCTTTGATAACCATTAAATATATTTCTACAATCATTATATTCTGAACAATTATTAGTATTATTACTATTACATTTCATACTGTTAGAAGGATATCCACTATTATTATAACATTGACAATTTTCTTCATTTTCAACTAAAATTTTGTTACATTTATTAATGACCACATTATTGTTTGTAAATTTTTCCTTTTTAGTTTTTTTTTTATTAGGTTTCTTTTTATTAGGTTTCTTTTTACCTTTTTTGTGTCTCTTTCTATTTGATTTCTTTTTACCACCAAATAATATTTTATGTGTTAAAACTCCCATTAAAATATATAATATAAACAAATATATTTTTTGCATTATAATATAATTAGAAATTTTGTTTAATAATTAATATTTTTGTAAAATTGTTTTAAAGCAAAAGAAAAATCAATATTAGGTTGAAATGCTTTAGAAAACTTAGTTCTAATAATCTGAATACCTGTATTAATATTTATTTCACCATATCTTATTAAATAAGATAAAATTATTGTAGGCGATATTTGAATACAATTTTTACAATAAACTAATATAACTTTGTTATTTTTTAAATTATGATTTATATACTCCGTAACCTCCATTAAATATTTACAAGTTTTAGTAACTTCATAACGTATTATATTTTGTTTAATTGGTTCATTATATTCTTTAGATTTACCCCAAAAATTTAAATCATTTTGACCATTAATTAAACATGTGATATTATTTTCTTCTTGAAAACCTAGATTAATTGAACTTTCTATATTACCCATCCATAAATCTGGTAAAATCTCAATTGCTTCAACCATAATATTTATTAAATATTATAAATTTAATTAATTTATAATATTTAATAAATTAAATTTAAATAATATTAAAGATAAAATTGAATTTAAAGTTTTTTTTTAATTATAGTATAGAATGATTGAAGCGTATAACATTGATGAAAGTTTATGGTCATCAATACCATTAAATAAAGAAAAAATTAGCGACACTAAAAAAGAAACTAAGACTGAATGTAATTCAGATAATATTTATGAACTATGTAAAACTTGTCATACATATGGTGTAATTACTGAAGAGTCATTAATTGTATGTACAAATTGTGGAACAATTGAAAGAAATATTATAGACAGTAGTGCCGAATGGAGGTATTATGGCTCCGAAGATAATAAATTTTCAGACCCTACTAGATGTGGTTTACCAACTAATGAACTACTACCAGAATCTTCATTAGGTTCTATAGTATCTTATTCTCATAATGAATCGTATGATATGAAAAAAATAAGAAATTATCATAGTTGGAATGCTATGCCATATAAAGAACGAAGTTTATACAATGTATTTGATAATATTCAGGTTAGAGCTATAAATCATGGTATACCTGCTTGTATTATAGAAGAAGCTAAAATAATGTATAAAAAAATATCAGAAACACGTATTTCTCGTGGTTCTAATAGAAAAGGAATTATAGCTTCATGCATATATAAAGCTTGTAAAATTAAAAATGTACCTAGAAGTGCTAAAGAAATTGCAGATATATTTCAGTTAAGTATAACACATATGACTAAAGGTTGTAAAAAATTCGATGAAATTATGAATATTAACAAAAATAATTCTGAAATTAATCTTTCAGGTTCTAAATCAAATGATTTTATTCATAGATTTTGTTCGAAATTAAATATAGGTAATGATATATATCTTATATGTAGATATGTCTGTACCTCTGCTGAAAAATATTATTTAGTATCAGAAAATACACCACCATCTATAGCAGCAGGCAGTATTTATTTAGTGTGTAGTTTATTAAATATAAATATATCCAAAAAGTCTATTTCAATCTCTTGTAAAATATCAGAGGTTACTATAAGTAAATGTTACAAAAAATTATATAAGTATTATAAATATTTATTACCAGCAAGTATTTTAAAACAATTATAATATCGTTTAAAATAAAAATATTTTTTAATAGTTAATAATAAAATGAATCAACAAGTTATTATAATATGTATGACAATAATGTCTTTAGCGTCTATTTATTTAATATATCAAAATGTACAGATAGTTTCATCTTTCAATAAATTAACAATAAATTTAAATCAATTAAATCATAATTTATTAGAACAAAATAATAATAAAACTATTCACCCAGATACTAAAAAGGTTACCCAAACAGTACCACAACCTAATAATCAAACTAAAAATATAGAAGAAAATAAATTAAAACATCAATATGATAAATATAATTCTAAGATTTTAGAGAGTGATTCAAATATTTCTGATAAAGAAGAATATGAAGAAAATATCCCCGAAGAACTTAAGAATCAAATTAATAATTTAGATGGAAGAACACATATGCCTAAAGAATATAATTCTAATGATAAATTTGAATTATATCAATCGCAAGAAAATATAGAATCCTCAGAAAATTTTGTGTCTACAAATGATTCAAATAATTTAGAATCTGCCGATAATTTAGAATCCGATGATAATTTAGAATCNGATGATAATTTAGAATCNGCTGATAATTNAGAATCNNTCGATAATTNAGAANCNNTCGATAATTTAGAATCAGTCGATAATTTAGAATCAGTCGATAATTTAGAATCAGTCGATAATTCAGAATCAGTCGATAATTCAGAATCAGTCGATAATTCAGAATCAGTNGATAATTTTAAATCTGTCGATAATTCAGAATCAGTCGATAATTCAGAATCAGTCGATAATTCAGAATCAGTTGATAATTTTAAATCTGTTAATAATTTTAAATCTGCCGATAACTGTGATATTGATTCTGACAATTATAAAAAAGATAACTTAGAATCTGATTTATTTTCTTTTACAAAGGAGGGGTTAGAAGAAACTACATTAACCGAATTAAAACAATTGGCTAGAGAACACAATGTTAAAGTAAAAGGTAAAAAAGCAGAATTAATTGACAGATTAATGCAAAAAAAAATTTCATTTAATTAAAATATCAAAAAAAAAATTATATTGTTATAGTATAAATGAATTGTTATAGAACCAGTAATAATAAATTTTTTAATGCACCACCAAGAATGGCAGATGCTAGACATTTCACAGACTATAGACCCATATGTCATGTAAATAATATTATTAAATCTGACCATAATGTTATGAATAGTTATGAATATAGATTATTTTTAACAAGAAATGCTGAAAAGATTATGGACCAAAATCGTAATACAGCATATCAAAAGAATGGTGTATCACAATGTAAAAATCCGTATATTCGAGGAACTATGTTAGAAGAAAAAGATAAAGTTGTATGTAACAAGCATAATTGTAAAGTAGTACCAAATAATCCTAATGGTTTAGGACGTGGCAGAATATACTCCGAGAATCCAACCGAATGTCTATCTGGCTTCAAAGCACCACCGTTAAATTTAGATGGAAATAAGTGTACGCCACCAGATGAAAATTTTAAATATTATCCTGACTCTAAATCTCAAGGCATTAATGTAATTAAGAGACATGCGATACCTTCTGGTGGAGATATATTACAAGGTGGTGACCCTAATGAATATCACTAATGAATATCACTAATGAATATCACTAATGAATATCACTAATGAATATCACTAATGAATATCACTAATAATATTGCATTTATTAAAATGAAAATTTATTTAAAATTAATTTAATCCTAAATAAATTATCTTTATATAATATAAATGTCATTAGATTGGAGAGATATATATTTTTCTAAATATTCTTGTAAAGGGGTTGTACTAAATAAAGGTGAAGGTAATTTAAAAGTTATAGGTGAAGTAGATAATAAGTATACTAATCCAACTATAATTTATTGGGCATCCTCCCCAGCTAATTTAACTACTTCTTACTCGGGAAGTGGGTTACCATATGCTAATCCAGAACAAGCGTATGATAGAAGTCCTAATGTAGGTGCTGTAAAAGCTAAAAACGGCGTATTTGAATTTAATATATATATGCCTAGTAGTTATTATGTTGGTCTGGGTAGTCTTTATATTCCACCACATATTCATTTTAAAATTTGTGAAAAAGATAGTGATGATAAATTTATTACTATTAAATTGAATGATGGTATAGCATATAGAACATTAACTTATCCAGCACCACCCACAAATAATAATAGATTATGTCCTAATTTTTATAATAATCGTGGTAAATTACCTTTTAGAAGTCAAGAACAAATATTAAGAGATGCGGGATATCCACTTGATAATAAAATGGATAATAATTTTTGGGGATTAAAGCCCGCTGTTTAGTTCAAATATTTAAAAACTATTTAAAAATGATATAATATTTATTATTTCCTTAGTAAATATTATGCCAAAAATAGGACGTTTTAGTGTCCAAAATGTTCCAGTCGAGGATGAAATTATAACAAATATCATATTACAAAGTGGTCACGAATTTAATATTCATCAAAATACAGATATTAAATTTAAACTTATAAATAAAATAGGTCAAGGCGCACAAGGCAGTGTTTGGATGTCAAAACTAATGACTGTTGATAAAAATATTAAATTATTTAATGATAATAAAAAAACTGATATTTTTTCGATAAAATTTATTAAAATGCCTAAAATAGGTACACATGAACAAATATCTTTAGATAAAGAAATTAAAAACTTAATCCGATTGGGAAAAAACTCCGATTTTGTAGTTAAAACATATAATTTTTATAAACAGAATGGATATATTTTACTAATAATGGAATATATAAACGGTTTTACTCTAAATAATATAATAAATAGAATATTAGGTTTTAAAAAAGAAAAAAGAATAATATTTATGACTAAAATTTTAGAACAACTAATATTTGGTTTAAAATATATTCATGATAAAAATATTATTCACCGAGATATTAAACCATCTAATATTATGGTTGATATAGATAATATATATTGTAATATTGATGGTGTAGAAGTATCTAAAATTAAATATATAGATTTTGGAATATCTTGTGGTAAATACGAAATAAACGAATGTGTTTATGCTGATGGCTCCTTGGGAAGAGCTGGTACATCTTTGTATTTAAGTTATGAACTTTTACCTAGAAATAAGTATGATAATATACATAAATCCGATGCCCAAAATATAAAATTTGCTAAAAGAGTAGATATTTTCTCTTTAGGTGTTACTTTTTTCGAATTATTTCATACCTACACACCATTTGAAAATCCAGATTTAATGAAAAACCTCTATAAATCAGAGCTTTTTTTCTTGTTAGAAAGACATAAATTTAAACCAATAAAATCAAAGATGAAATATCACTATTATAAAGAATATGAATTTTTTGATTTTATTATAAATGTTATGATAGAGAATCATCCAGATATGAGATTTGATATTAAAAAATTATATTCTATATTTACTGGTAAATATAAATATATAGAAAGTATACCTAATATTGAATTATTAAATAAAATAAATAATTTAAAATTAGACCTAAATAAACATAAAAGAGTTTGTAAAACTAAATGTCCTAATAAAACACTATATTTAAGAGAGAAAAAGGCATCCAAAAAAAAAATAAAATGTCAAGATATGAAAATATTTAATCTTATTCCATTGTCATGTAAATACGTATGTACTAAGGTACCTTCTTGGAAAATGAATAAATGTGACGAATATATACCATCAATAGACCACCAATTAATGTATAATAAACTTTCTAAAGAAGAATTAATTGAATGGTTAAATGATGTTTATGAACAACATACTGAATCAAATAAAATGGCTAAAAAAAGTTATAAAGGATATTATAATCCAGACTTAATAAAATAAATATTTATCTTCGTATATTTGGTGAATAAGGTACCCGAGTATTACGCATATTACGTACATTACGTACATTACGTGTATTATTTCTACCAGTTGACTTGCAGGGTTTTGCAATGTGATAAATTACATAAAATGGTGAACAACACACAGCCAATATGAATGAACCTAAATTAAATTTTTTATTATTACAAATAAATGATAAATAAATCGCATAAGCAAAAATAGACCAATTTAAAATAGTTATTATAAATGAAAAAATGTTAAACTCAGAAGGTTTTTCATCGACATTAACATCTAAATTTATATTTTTATTAATATCAATATTGTGATGAATATTAATTTTTTTTTTATTGTTTTTGTTGTTGTTATTGTTATCAACAGTTCTTATACGATGATTTATTTCTATTTTATTTACAACATTATTAGAATTATTATCATTATTACTATTACTATTATTAACAAGGTTACCGGAAATATTGCTTCCTTCTACTTCATTATTTACTGCTAAATTTGCAGCATTATTCTCAGAATTATTTACCACATTATTTGTCACATTATTAGCCGCATTAGGTGCATTTGCCACATCAGCCGCATTAGCCGCATTAGGTGCATTTGCCACATCAGCCGCATTATTTTCTAAGTCATTTACATCATCATTTTCATAAAGTTCTTCTTCACTAAAATTTTCTTTATTTAATATGGATGATAGTCCATGCTGAATAATTAAAGATGCCATTTATAATATTATCAAATATTTTTATTTTAATAATATAATGAATAAATTAATATTGCAAATAATATATCTCTATTTACTTATTGGAATTTTACTATCTTTATTTAATATTAAACTCAAATCAATATATATATTCTTTATACTATTTTTTTCGTTTAAATGGATATTTAACTACAGAAAATGCACATTCACTAAATTCGAATGTTTATTACGCAAAATTCATCACCAAGATGCTGTAATATACAATATATTAGAAGAAATAGTAGATTTAAGATATACTAAACATATTATTTATATTTTAATAATGTGTATCTGGTTACTTATCTATCACTACATAATTCATGACAATAAATTTAATTTTTAATAAAATCTAATAGTTTATTTAATTTAGGTGGTTCGTGACCATTTACACATTGATATTTTGTAAAATCGGTATATCCTTTAGTTCGAAGGTATTCTTCGTCTATTAATTGATGCCCGCTGAATTTATTTGGGTCTTCATTTACTATTTCTAAAACTGCGTCCGATATTATATCCGCTTTTCGCCACATCTTATTGGTGCCCAAATTATTATTAATTAAGGCATAACTTTCTATTGGTGTACTTGGCCATAATGTATTAGCTGCTATACCATCACTCTTATATTCAGCTGAAACACCTAAAGCAGATAGAGTCATCCCCCATTTACTAATCATATACGCTGTTTTATTTTTTACCATATTTGCTTCTGATAAATTTTTAGGTAATGGTGGTGATTGCATAATAATATGACCACCACCATTTTCAAGCATCAAAGGTATAGCATATTTAGATAATAGGAATGAAGCTCTAACATTAACATCATTTACTAAATCATATCTTTCATGTGGGGTATCTAATATCGGCTGCCACCATAATGCCCCCGCATTATTAATTACTACATCTAACCTATTAAATTCTTTTTTCGTTTCGTGTACTAATTTCTTTATATTATCGAAATGTCTAACATCTGTTTTTACAGGTAGTGCTTTGACACCATATGTTTCCACCTCATCCGCAACTGTATAAATATTTCCAGGTAAATTAGGTTTATCCTCTATACTTTTTCCTGCAACTACAATATTGTATCCATTTTTAGCTAACTTATGCGCGATATTACGACCAATTCCTCTTGTAGCACCCGTTATTAAAGCAACTTTATTCATTTTTTATATGTATAATAAATTAGGTTTATATTTTTTATTAAAATTGATAATTAATTTATAATATTAAAGAACAAATGAATAAGATTATATTTGATCCAATACATGGAATTATCGAATTAGACCCTATTTGTATTAAAATTATCGATACACCCGAATTTCAAAGACTGAGATTTATTAAACAATTAGGTCCAGTATTTTATGTCTTCCCAAGTGCTAATCATACCAGATTTGAACACAGTATAGGGGTATGCTATTTAGCAGGAGAGATGATACATTCTCTTAAAGAAAAACAACCAGAATTAGAAATAACTAAACAAGATATTCTAAATATTAAAATAGCAGGTTTATGTCATGATTTAGGACATGGACCATTTAGTCATTCTTTTGATAGTTATATTTTAGATACAAATAAACCTTTTAGACATCACGAATATAGATCGTGTATTATTCTTCATCATATTATTAAAAAATATAATATTGAATTAGAAGAAACTGAAATTGTAAAAATAAAGGATTTAATATATCCAGACGGTAGTTATAATTTAAATAAAAAGTTTTTATATCAGATAGTAGCGAATGATAAAAATGGTATAGATGTAGATAAGTTTGATTACCTAAAAAGAGATACCTATTATTTAGGATTAAAATATAATTGCGATTATTCGCGTATTATAAAATTAGCTAGAGTTATTAATGATGAAATTTGCTTCCCTAAAAAACTTATATTTAATTTATATGAAATATTTTATACTAGAACTAGATTACATCAACAAGTTTATAGTCACCCAGTATGTAAATCTATAGAATTTATGATAGTTGATATTCTTATAGATATGAATAAAGAAATTGATTTTAATAAATGTGTTGAAAATATTGATGAATTTTGTAAATTAAATGATAATATACTAACTATCGCTGATATTTCTAAAGGGTTTAATAAAAGTAAAAAATTAATAAAAGATATTCATTGTAGAAATCTTTATAAATATATAGGAGATATAGAAACTAGTGAAATAGAGGTTCACAAAAATAATCCAAATTCTATAATTGATACTTTAGAAATTGGAATTTCAGATTCCTTTTTAGAAAATGTGAAGTTTTATGATAAAGATATGAACAAATCCTTTAATATAGACCCTAAATTTATTTCTAATTTGCTGTTAAATTTTGGTGTAAAAAAAATAAATAGAGTTTATTTAAAATAAATTATTAGTATATATTATGAATATTGAAGTAATAACCAAAAAGAAACAAAATATGGACCTTTATATTTTTATTTTTTATTCAGAAGATGATATCTGTCAAAAACTAAAGGAATTTAACATCAAATGCAATTATTCAAAATTACAAAAGGATTTTAAAGGTAAATATGATTCCTTGGTCAAATTTTATAGTGAAAATTCTAGAGTATGGTTAATTGGACTAGGAAAAAAAAAGGATTTAACAAGTTTAAAAGTAAGAAAGTGTTTAACCAATATATCAAGCATGTTAAAGAATGTTGACGATACTAAAATTATGCTTTACCCAGTTGATAAATTTGTTGATGCTCAGGTACAGTCAATTACAATGAATAATTACGCATTCAATAAATATAAATCAAGTAAAAATAAATAAAATATTAAACTATAATAAAATATGGAACTTAATATTAAACAACTTCATCAGAAAAGATTAAATGATTTAGATATCAAAGCAGAATCACCTTCTAGTTCTCCAATTAATATTCAAGTATTACATAATACTAGAATGAAGAAACTAGGTATACAAACTAGTTCAACTGTAAAGTTAACAACTAATCAGAAGATGGCCGTGGTAAATGCTACATTGAATGAGTCTACAACTAATAATACTAACGGTAATGTTATACCATTTACTACTGATAATAATATAAATATAAGTATATCAGCTAATACTAATACAAGTAATCAATCCGGACAAATCTTAACTACAAATTTAACAGAAGCTACAAATTTAACAGAAGCTACAAATTTAAAAGAAGCTACAAATTTAAAAGAAAAAGTAAAAGCCAAACTTAACACAGAACCTAATTTTTTTGACAATTGGGGTCAGTTGGACCGTTGGACGAAAAAAAGTAAACTTAATGACTTAAATATAGAAGGTTTAGAAGGTTTAGAAGATCAATTTAGACAACTTTTAGAAATGGCTGATAGAGAAATTACTCCTATTGTACAAGAATTTCAAACAAGAGCGAAAGCAGTTGCCGAGAATGTTGTTACGAAGTTTAGTAAATTAAAGCATACGTTCTAAACAATCTAATTCATTTTAAAAGATGTTGATAGACTATTCCAAACTCGTAACAAAAGACCTAAATATAAATTTAGTGATTTAAATATCTAATATTAAATATATGGGTAAGACTCAAAAAAAACAAAAAAAAACATTATACGTATATCTTCCAAAAAATAATAGTGATGTTACAGAGGTAAATCATATAAATGATTCAATAAATATGATTAAAGATTTAGGGAATGAGCCTGCTAATATTCTTAATCCAGATGCATTTGTAAAATATATTAAAAAAAGGGGGTCACAAACTGGGTTTAAAGTAGAAATATTAGATGAACCTAAACTTAAAAGTTTGAAAATGAATTCCTTAATATCTGTAGCTCAGGGTAGTAAACATAATGCTAAAATGGCAATTATAACCTATAAAAATAGTAATACTAATCCCACAGTTATCGTAGGAAAGGGTATCACATTTGATACAGGTGGAAATTCTATTAAAGGTTCTAGAGGTATGTATGAGATGAAAACCGATATGTTAGGAGCCGCCACTACATTAGGTATTGTCGATTTAATAACTAAACTAAAACTAAAAAAACATGTTATTGGTCTATTACCGATTGCTGAAAATATGCCTGGGATGCATGCTACTAGACCTGGAGATGTGGTTAAATCTATGTCTGGAAAAACTATAGAAATTATGAATACGGATGCCGAAGGTCGTTTAATTATGGCAGATGCCTTAACTTATGCACATAGATATAAACCAAATTTAATAATAGATATAGCAACTCTAACAGGACAACAAAGAAGTGTAAGTTGTGGATTATTTACCACAATTATGGGAAATGACGATAAAATTATAGATAAATTTAAACAAAGTGGTGATAAAACTGATGACCGAGTATGGCCTATGCCACTATATCCAGAATTTATAGAGTATACTAAATCAGATATAGCAGATATAAAGAATGCGGAGTATTCATGTAGG